TTGAGCGATTTCCGGAGTACGAGGTGAATTACGGGGAAGAGTTGCCGGCGCCCTAACGTGCAATTGCGTTGCCGGCAAAGCAGGAATAGCCTGAACAAATCAGCGTAAAAGTATGAGGCCGGCAACTGTTGCGGGTGGCCGGCCCCATAGAAGTATTCCCATTGAAAACTCGAAGGGAGCCCAGCAGGGCCCCACAAGGAGCAGCCTCACAAAGGAGCGCACAAGGACGCTCAAGGAGCAATTGATGAATAGCACTTCATCGCGTCACGTCAATGCCTTGGCGGTGCGGCAATGACGACGCTGCGCGACGCCGCCTTGCAATGTGCCAGGCGCGGCTGGCAGGTGTTTCCGCTGCGGCCGGGCAGCAAGGTGCCACTCTCGGGCACTCGCGGCTACCTTGATGCGACGACCCACGAGCCGACCATTCGCCAGTGGTGGAGCGGCACGGACGGCGTGAATTGCAATATCGGCGTGGCAACCACTCGGACTAGCGGGCTGTGGGTGCTCGACTGCGACGTCGACGAGGCGGGATCGCCGATCGGCGAGACAACGCTAGAGCAACTGGTGGCGGAACACGGCGCGCTGCCGCCGCATCCGATCCAGGAAACGCCACGCTGTGGGCTGCATCATCTGTTCGCCTGGCCGGCGGACGACAAGGACCTGCCACGAAAAATCAGGGGCTTGCCGGGGCTCGACGTGCTCGGCAGCAGGCGCGAGGGCGGCGTCGAGAAGGCCGGCTATTTCGTCATTGCGCCCAGCTACCGTTCGGAGGGCGATTACCGATGGCTGAAGTCGCCCGACAGCGTGCCGCTAGTCCCGGCGCCGGATTGGCTGGTGGAATTGTTGCGCTCGTCAATTGACGAGGGCGAGCGAACTGAAAGACCGTTGCGGCCGCCAACGCCCTCGGGTGCGACCACGGTCTATGGGCGGGTGGCGCTCGACGGACTCTGCAACAGTGTGCGCTCGTGCCCGCCGGGGTCACAGGACGACAACTTGATCCAGCGGGCAACGCGGCTCGGCGGGCTGATCGCCGGCGGTCATATCGATAAGTCCGAGGGCGTCGATGCGCTGGTAGCGGCCGGGATGGCCATGGCCAATCAGGGAGGGCGGCCGCCCTGGACGCGCCGCGTCGTCGCCGACAAGGTTCACCGCGGCGTCCGCTACGGCGAGGCGTCTCCATCAGGGCCGGTCATCGAGACACCACGGGTGCAGGCGCATACCCCAGCCCATGGAGGAGGAAGTCCACAGGCAACGGCAACGACGCCGGATGAGTCAGCCCAATTCCCAGGCAATCCCGCCCCCGAGATCCTCTACCTCGGACTAGACCAGGTAACTCTGCGCCCGGTTGAGTGGCTGTGGGAAAATTGGCTGGCGCGCGGCAAACTTTGCATGATCGCTGGCGATAGCGGCGTTGGCAAATCGCAAATGACCTGTCGGCTGATGGCCGCTCTTTCCACCGGCGCCGCATGGCCTGACGGGCGCGCGGCGCCCCAAGGATCGGTCGTCTTTATCGGCAGCGAGGACGGTGTCGATGACACGGTCCTGCCACGGATAATGGCGGTCGGCGCCAACCTCTCGCGGATCAAATACGTGCAGGGCGTCAAGGATGTCGCCGGTAAGAGACGCACGATGAATGTGCCGCTCGATCTCGCACCACTCAGCCAGATGATCAAGAAAATCGGTGATGTCCTGATGGTATGTTTCGATCCCATCACCGCCTATCTCGGCAACATCGACAGTCACCGCACCAGTGACGTGCGGGGAGCGCTCGAACCGCTCAACGACTTTGCCAGCGAGCACAATGTCGCGGTGCTCATGATTTCCCATCCCACCAAAGCCGGCGCCGGTAAGGCAATCAACGCCGTGACCGGATCAAGCGCCTTCTCGGCGATCGTCCGCACCCTCGCCATCATGGGCGACGACCCCAACGATGCGGCCGGAAAACGCCGCGTGCTGGTGTCGGGCAAGAACAATCTGGGACCACTGCCGAATGGCGTCGGATACGTCATCGAGCCGTGCAAGGTCGGCAATGATGTCGCCACGGCAAGACTCGCCTTCGATCAAGCGCCGGTGCAAGTCACCGCCGACGAGCTGGTCAAAGGCGGCCAGGATGATGAGGCCAAATCATCGCTGCAGGACGCCAAGGACTTCCTGATCGGCATCCTCGCCGCCGGGTCTAAAGCCTTCGATGAGATCATGCTTGAGGCAAAAACCCGCGGGATCAGCCAGAAAACCCTCTACCGAGCCAAGAAGGAACTCGGAATAAAGAGCGTTCGTACTAACTTCAGCGGTGGATGGTTGTGGGAGATACCAAATACCCCGTTTCATTGAAAATTGGCTTAGAAGGGCGGAAAAGCCATTCCTGTTTCTGCCAAGATACCCATCTACGCACATTTTGGCTATCTTGGCCATCTTTGGCAAAGTCTTAAACCATTAGTTTAGGAGATGGTCACCAAGGGCTCCTAGATTCAGAAAAATCGTCTAAAGGGAAAATACAAAATATATATATATATGGTAGTATTTTGCTTAGATGGCCAAGATGGCCAAAATCTGCTGGGGATGACTATGTTGGCAGTGGCCAACTTGGCCATCTTGCTAGGTGTAGAGGTTAGTATGGCTAACAATGACCGGCCGAAAACCAGCCTGAAGGACTTCCTCGACCGTCACAAAGCCATCGTCAGCGCTATTTGGCGCCAAAACTGGGCTAACTTCGCAGCCGATAAGCCCAGCGAAGCCGCCTCGATCAGCAATAATGCATCCAGCTTCGAGTTCGCTGCAGCAATGGTTCGCCAAGTCGAGCAGCGCCGACAACTCACCAAAAACCAAATGGAAGCCGTGCACAAATGCATGGATAGCGAAGATGACGAGTGACGATGACCCGTAAGCCCTCCCTCGCGCTAAGCGCAACAATCGCCGTCGATAATCCCGCCCACCAGCCCGGCCACGCCGCGGCCACCGCTACCACCACCGTCCGCCGCGCCCTCCGCGACGACCCCCTCGGCCGACTCCACGCCCGCGGCCAGATCTCCGCCGCCCAGCTCAACGCCGGCCGCCGATGGCAAGTCGCCTGGGAGATCACCGAAGGGCGCATCATGCGCGCTCCGGATCCGACACAGCCGCTCGTCGATCGATCGAGGACGGCGCCGGCCGGGCCAGACCTCGACCAAATCCTGCGCGCTCGGGCTCGTCTCACCCAATGGGACGCAGTCCTCGGATCAGTCGGCAGCTACCTCGTCCGATGCGTCCTCGTTGACGGCCGCACCATGGAGCAGATCGCCGACGCCAATGGCGAGGCCAGCACCCGAGCCATCGACTACTATGGCCGGCGGCTCCGCGAATGCCTCACGACGCTCGCCGATCAGATGGGGCTGTGACAGCTGCCCCTTGACTTGCACCACGCCTGTGCCACAATCCCGCCATGGCTGATGATCCCGTGCGCTCAGAAGATCTCACTGTCGGCGACGGTTTTACCCGCCGCGTCGGCTCCGGCACCCGCTCCTACGACATGGACATGGTCGTCACGGAGATCATCGGTGACCACCTCCTCGCCAATCCCACCGGCGAAAACCTCGGCAGCGGTTACATTTTCCACCGCGTGAGCGGCATGGAGGTCAACGACGACATGAGCTGGGGGCCAAATCACGGCCGAACCGGTTCCATCATCCTGCCCGGCAGCGGCCATTCCCATGAGTCGGAACCGCAGCCGGAAGACGCTGCGCCAGTCGAGCCGCTGCCGCCACCGCCGCCACCCGACCTGAGCTTCCAGCCACCCCCGCCAACCCCGCCGCCAGCGACGCCGTAGCGGTACTCGCCGGTACCACAGCTTGACAATCTGGCGGGCATAACCCTACAAATTGCGCATTTCCGGTTCTACTCGTCGCCCGCCACAGTGCGGGCGTTGCCATTTGGGTGGCCAGCATGTTCGACAGCGGCGCTTCTGGCCCATGGGGCAGCAATCCCTCCTCGAGCACGATGCCGACGGGAAGCGTTAATCCCGCCGGTGGCACCAATCCCATGCAGTCGTTTCAAGGCATGGGCATGGGCAGCGCCATGGGCATGGGCGGCCTGCCACAGGGCTATGGCCAGCCGCCAATGGGCTATGGCGGCATGGGCTATGGCGGCGGTATGAACCCATGGGCGCAGATGGGTCAAATGGGTCAAATGGGTCAATACGGCGGCGGCCAGCAAATGACTGCCGGCGGCATGCCGCAACAAGGCATGGGCCAGCAAGGCTTTCCGCAATCCCTGTCACCCAACATCATGCCAATGCTGATGGGACAAGGCCAAGGCGGGCAGCCGCTGATGAGCCTGCAGCAGATGCTCGGCCAGCAAGTTCAGCCACAGCAGGGACAGCAGGCATCCGGGCAACCTGGCCAGGGCTATCAAGCCTATCCGGGCGGCGGCGATGCCGGGCAACCACACTTTCCACCAGGCCAGCAGCAGGCGCAGCAACGGCCGCAGCAGCAGCAGATGCAACGCCCCCAGCAGCAGCAGATGCGGCAACGCGCGCAGCAGGCTCAGCAGATCGCCGCGCGCCGGCCACAAGCCATGCCGCAGCAACGCCTGCAGCAGATGCAACGCTATCAGCAGCCGGCGCAGCAATACCAGCAGCCAAGCCGCGGTTCGGGCGGTACAGGATTCAGTTGAACGTGAACATTGTTCGTTTCTTCGAGCTATGAAAACCTGGCCGGCAAGTCAAGTATATCAATGGTCGATCAATAGATTAATTCCGTATGTCAATAATGCTCGAACGCACAGTAACGCGCAAGTAGCTCAAATCGCCGCGTCTATGCGCGAGTGGGGTTGGACTAATCCTGTCCTGATCGATGAGAACGGGACAATCATCGCTGGACATGGGCGTGTAAGCGCTGCTCGTAAGTTGGGAATTAATGAAGTGCCGGTGATGATTGCTACCGGCTGGACGGAAGCGCAGAAAAAGGCATACACGATCGCCGACAATCAGTTGGCGCTGAATGCGGCATGGAACCTCGAAGCGCTGTCGACAGAGCTTCACGGCCTCGAGGAATTACGGTTCGATCTCGGGCTGCTCGGCTTCGATGACTTGGCTGGCTTGATGGTCGATAAGACCACCGGTCTCACCGATCCCGACGAGGCGCCAGAGCCGCCGGTCAATCCGGCATCGGTGCTCGGCGATGTCTGGCTGCTCGGTCGCCATCGGCTGGTGTGCGGTGATGCCACGAGCGCGGATGATGTGGCGAAGGCGCTGAACGGCGTCACGCCGCACCTGATGGTCACCGATCCGCCGTATGGCGTTGAGTTTGACCCAACCTGGCGCAAAGGCTCGGAAAAACGGACTTACATGGGAGACATGCCGGACCGTGAAGGTATTTGGCGCGAAGCGTGGACACTCTTTCCCGGTGATGTTGTTTACATCTGGCACGCCGCAAAATGGATGGCCCCGCTTATTCAGTGCCTTGATGAGGTAGGGTTTGATTTGCGTTCCCAGATCATCTGGAATAAAATGCGCTTCATCATCGGGCGCGGGAATTATAGTTATAATCACGACCCGTGCTTCTATGGCGTGCGCAAAGGCCGCACCGCACATTGGACCGGTAGCAACAATCAACCCACTGTCTGGGATATCCAGCACAGATTGTCCTACACAAACCATGGAGCGCAGAAGCCGGTTGAGTGCATGCGCCGTCCGATCGAGAATAATAGCAATGCTGGGCAGGCTATCTATGAGCCATTTGTCGGCTCGGGCACCACCATCATCGCGGCCGAGATGACCGGCCGCGCCTGTCACGCCCTCGAAATCTCGCCGGCCTATGTCGACGTGACCGTCCAGCGTTGGCAGGCGTTCACAAGCAAGCAAGCCACGCTCGAGGCCGATGGCCGAACCTTCGATGAGGTCAGCCAGGCCCGCTATGACGCCAAGGCTCGGAGCGACGATTACGAGGAGAGCTGCGTGGTGGGAACCGCCGAAATGCGTAACAACCTCATGGCCGCGTCATGACGAAGATGGGACGACCAGCCTATAAGCCGACTCCGGAGATGGCTAAAAAGGTCGAAACGTTGGCAGGCCTTGGCACCCATCAGGATGATATTGCCATAGCCCTCGGGGTCAGCATCCCGACCGTTGCGAAATACTATCCCAAGGAATTGAAGGTCGGAAAGGTCAAGGCCAATACCGCGGTGGCCCAGAGCCTGTACCAGAAAGCAACAGGCAATGAGTCTTCAGCAGTAACCGCGGCCATCTTCTGGGCTAAAACCCAAATGGGATGGAAGGAAACCAATGCGACCGAAAACCAACATCGGATCATAATAGAGGTGCGCCACTTCAACGAAGACGACACGCCCATCGTCGACCTCGCCGCTAATCCGTTAAAGCGTCTCAATGGACACTAAGGTTCAGGTTCCATTCAACGGATGGGAGCCGCGCCGCCACCAGCGCAAGCTGTGGTGCTACCTGCAGAACGGCGGTAAGCGGGCCATCCAGATCGCCCACCGACGCTGGGGCAAGGATGAGGTCGCCCTGCATTTCGCCGCTACCGCGGTCGTCAATAAACCCGCCACGTACTGGCACATGCTGCCGATCGCTGTGCAGGGCCGCCGCGCGATATGGGAAGCGGTCAATCCGCACAGCGGCATTCGCCGCATCGATGAGGTGTTCCCGCCATTTCTCCGCGAGACGACCCGCGAGAACGAAATGATGATCCGGTTCAAGAACGGCGCGACATGGTACGTTGTTGGCAGCGATGCCTACGACTCGTTGGTGGGATCACCACCCGCTGGCGTTATCTACTCGGAGTGGGCGCTCGCCGACCCGGCATCGTGGGGATTTCTCCGCCCGATCCTCGCCGAGAACAACGGTTGGGCGGCGTTCATCACCACGCCCCGCGGCACCAATCACGCTAAGACCATGTATGACGCGGCGCGCAATGATCCGACTTGGTTTTGCGGCATCTCGACGGCGCTGCAGACCACCGTCTTTACCGCCGAGCAGCTCGAGGTCGAAAAACGCGAGTACATCGCCCAGTTCGGCCATGACCAGGGCATTGCTTTGTATGAGCAGGAATATCTTTGCTCGTTCGAGGCCGCGGTGTTCGGCGCCTTCTATGCCGAGGAGCTGCGCTTGGCGCGCGAGGACGGCCGCATCGGCAAGGTGCCGATCGACCGGACGCTGCCCGTCCATACCGCATGGGATCTCGGCGTTACCGATGCCACCGCGATTTGGTTCATCCAGGTCGCCGGGCGTGAGGTGCGCCTTGTCGATTATCATGAGGACTCTGGCACGGGACTCGATCGCTACGTCAAGGTGCTCGACGAGAAGAAGGCGGAGCGCGGCTGGCGCTATGGCGACGGCAACAACCGCGCCGAGCACTGGTTTCCGCACGACGTCGAGGTGCGTGAACTCGGTACCGGCCTCAGTCGGTCGGCGACGTTGCGGGGCATGGGCGTCAATCCGGTGGTGGTGCCGGCGGCCAACATTTTCGATGGCATCAATGCCACCCGGCGGCTGCTGTCGCGCGCCTGGATCGACGAGGAGCGCTGCGCCCGCGGCCTCAGCGCGCTGCAGGCCTATCGGCGCGAATGGAATGAGAGCGATCATACGTTCCACAGCCGGCCGCTGCATGATTGGTCATCGCATGGCGCTGACGCGCTGCGCACTTTTGCCATGGGCTTCGGCGATGACTCCGGGCCGGTGCGTCATGACTATCACCGCGACCGTGACCGGCGGTTTAACCGGCACGTATCGGCGTCTTGGATGAGTGCGTGACGATGCATGTGGCGGCCCAATCCGGCAATACTCGCCCTTGCCCTCATGTGGCTGGTCATCGTCGCCATCGTCTGGTGGGTGGCGATGGGTTTGCCGGTGGCGCATTGAGATGATGATCGCCGATAATGCTGATGCCGGTGGCGCGGCGCCGGTGCCGACCCAGCAGACCTTCGGCATTACGCGCGACGTGTTGTTCGGGCGCATGAAAGAGCTCATCAATACTCTGGAAAATCACATGGATCGCCTCGAGCATCTGCTCGAGCAACTGATAGCTGCACTTGAACGTGCCAACGACCATCCCAAAGGAGGAATGACTAATGACTAATGCTCCCGCCGCCGCGACGAAGCCGGCCGCCAAGGAACCCGAGAAAGTGCCGGCATGGCACATGCAACTGGAGAAAGAGTTGCTGCCGAAGGGCGCGGTTGCAGACAAGGACAATCCCGCGCTGCCGGCCGGTGAGGAGCTCGTCAATGCCTCGATCGCGATCAGTCTGGCCAAGATCGCTGATGCCTATCAGCGCAATCTCGGGCTGAAGTAGGCCGATTAAGGCCGATTAATTGTCAATGGCCGACAACGCCTCGCCCTTCCAGCCCCGCCCGACCGATCTGCCCGGTCATCCCGGCGACGGCTATTCCGGCGGCGGCAATGACGGCGATCTCGCACCGGATACCAGCACCGACGAGGCGTTGTTCGATACGGCCCGCCGCTGGTTCAAGCTGGACGCCGAGCATTCGCGGGAATGGCGCGAGGAAGCCAAGGAAGACTTCCAGTTCGTCGCTGGCAACCAGTGGACGGACGAGGACAAGCGCATTCTGCGCGAGCAGTTGCGGCCAGAAACGACGTTCAACCGCATCGATCCGGTGACCAGCAGTGTCGTTGGCCTCGAGATCGGCAATCGCCGCGAGGTGCAATTCTATCCGCGCTCGGTCGGCGACTCCAAGCCCGATGAAGTGCTCAGCGCCGCGGCGGAATGGTCGCGTGAGCAATGCGACGCCGAGGATGAGGAGACCGACGCCTTCTCCGACTGCGTCATCTGCGGCATGGGCTGGGTCGACACGCGCATGGCGTATGACCAGGACCCGCAAGGGATGATCCTCGAGGAGCGGATCGACCCGTTCGAGATGTATTGGGACGCTGACGCGTTGAAGCGCAACCTCGTCGACGCGCGCCGCACCTGGCGGGTCAAGACCATGCCGATCGAGGACGCCCGGCTGCTAGCGCCCGATGCCGACGACAGCGAACTTGATGCCTCATGGGCGCGGGTCGATGGCGGCGCGCGCGAGCCGCACGACGCCGATCCCCAGGTCGCCTATCGCCAAGGCAACCAGTACGGCGACGTCATCGATAACAGCCAGCTGGAGGAGGACGAGGTCACCATTGTGCATCTGCAGTGGTGGGAGCGTGAACCGCGCTGGCGGATTGCCATGGATGGCGATGTCAAATCGCTGACCGATGCCGAGTATCGGACATTGATGCAGCGCATGCGCCAGGCCATGGTGGCTGGCGCGCCGGTCCCGCCGATGCCGCCGGCGGTCAGGCAAATGGCCAAGGTGTTTAAGCAGGCGCTGATCGGTGCGGTGGTACTGACACAGGGTCCGGGCGCTTGTGAAGATCATTTCACCTGGCAGTGCATCACCGGCAAGCGCGACCAGGTGCGGCGCTATTGGTACGGGCTGGTGCGGGCGATGAAGGATCCGCAGCGCTGGGCCAACAAATGGCTCAGCCAGACCATGCACATCCTCAACAGCAACGCCAAGGGCGGGCTGTTTGCCGAGCGCGGGGCGTTCGACAATGACCGGCAGGCCGAGGACAGCTATGCGCGCAGCGACCGCATTACCTGGATGAAGTCGGGCGCCATTGCCGCCGGCCGCATCCAGGAAAAGACCAGCGCAAGCTTTCCCACCGGCTTCAGCGACTTGATGCAGTTTGCCATCTCGTCGATCCGCGATGTCAGCGGCGTCAATGTCGAGTTGCTGGGGATGGCGGCGACCGATCAGGCGGCAACGCTCGAGGACAGCCGCAAGCAAAGCGGCATGAATATCCTGGCATGGTTCTTCGATAGTCTGCGAAGGTTCAGGAAAATACAGGGCCGCATTCTTCTATACTTCATTCAGAACTATATTTCTGATGGCCGCTTGATCCGCATTGTCGGGCAGGAAGGCGCTCAGTATGTGCCGCTGATCCACCAGCCGGGGATGGCGCAGTACGATGTCATCGTCGACGAGGACGCCACCTCGCCCAACCAGAAGGAAAAGGTCTGGGGGACGCTGATGATGATGATGCCGATGATCGGCAGCAAGCTCGACGCCAGTGACTGGTCATTGCTGATGAAATACAGTCCATTGCCGGCATCGCTGGTCGAGGAATGGCAGACACAGCAGCAGCAGCAGCAAGCGCAGCAACAGCCAATTCAGCAGGCCATGCAACAGCTACAGGTGCAATTGGCCTCGATGGAGGTGCAGTTAAAGCAGGCGCAGGCCAACCAGGCTAACGCCACCGCGGCCATGAATGCCGCCAAGGCCGGTGGCGCGCAGGGCGGCACTGACGCTGCTGACGCTCAGAATGACTACATGGCGACAATGCAGGACGGCCAGTTGCAGCAGGCCAAAATGGCTCAAGAGGGCAAGCTGCAGGCGGCAAAAATCATGTCCGAGCATCTCCTCGGCGAGCAGCGGATTGCCGCCGAGAACCAGCGCGCGGCGCAGAACGTCGCGGCCAAGAACGCCGCCACGCAAACCCAGGCCGATTGGCATCGCGACCAGGTGCAGACCGACCTGCACAACGCTGCCGCCGATAGGGCCATGGATGTGGCCAACGCTGTCGCCAAGCGGCGCCAGGATGCGGCGACCGAGGCGGGGTGGATGATGACGGACAGGGCGACGAAAGCGCACAGTGATGCGATGAACGCGGCCGCTCGACTGCGGGCTGCCGAGATCACGGCGCGCAACCGACCGCGCGCGCCGGGGCCACGGGCTGAGTAATGGCCGGCATTCCATCAGTCGTTGATTTAAGCCACTGGCAGCCGGACGTCGATTTCTGGCGCATGCGCGACTCCGGCGTGCTGGCGGTGATCCTCAAATGCACCGAGGGCAGTACCATCACTGACGACAGTTTTGTCGGCCATCGCGACGCGGCTCAGGCGGCAACTCTCGGCGTCGCCAGCTACCATTTCCTGCGACCGGGCGATGCCGCCTCGCAGATGGATTTCTACCTCGGCACCCTGTCGCCATGGCCGGGCGAGCGCGTCTGCATCGACTACGAAGACGCGACACTGACGCTCGCTGACCTTGAGACGGCGGTGAAGCGCATCATCGCCATCGATCCCAGCCTGCAGATTGCCGTATACAGCGGCCACCTGATCAAGGAGCAACTTGGCGACGGCTATAACGAGTTGCTGGCGATGAAAACGTCGCTGTGGGTGGCCCAATACACCGATGCCGCGGCCCCCGAATGGCCGACTGGCACTTGGCCGCTATGGTCGCTGTGGCAGTATACCGATGAGGCGCAAGTGCCCGGCTGTCCGAGCACCGGCGTCGACGGCAACCGCTTCAACGGCAGCGATGACAACCTGCTGCAATGGATCGGGCCGGCGGAATATGGGCCGGCACCGATACCAGCACCGGTTCCCGATCAGGCACAGGTCGGGATAATGCTGACCGCCGACCGGCCGGTGACGATCACTGTCCAGGCCGGCGAGAACGTTACGCTCGCCGATGTTGAGATCGAGCGTCGCGGCCACCGGCGGGAGGCCACTTGATGGATGTGGCTGGCCAGCCTGCTGCTGATCGCATTGCACACGGTCGATGGCCGGGTGATCTACGTCAATGCGCTCGATGTGGTTTCGTTTGTGGCGGTCGATGATCCAGGCGAGAAGCAATACGAGGGCAGCTGCCTGATGCACCTCAGCGACGGCAAGGCGCGCTCGGTAGCCGAGACTTGCGATGTTGTGCAGGAAAAACTCCTGGCGGTAGGTGGATAAATACGGACAAGGACGATGGCCGACAGCGATCTCAGTAAGTTGGAACAGGCTCAGTGGGCGGCGATGGCCGCCGCCACCTCGGGTTCACCGGCGGCGTCGAACGCCGATGGCGCGTCTCCCGCGGCCGATGCGGAGTCCACACAGTCCGCACCGCCCGATGTCGCCGGTGAGCAGGAACCGGTTGACGATCCGCAAACTGCGGCGGAGGACGATGTTGACCAGGATGAGGGTGCCGCCAAACCGGCGCGCAAAGTGGATTTCGGCGCGTTTCATCGGGAACGCAGCCAGCGGCAAAACCTCGAAGCGGAAAACCGCCGCCTGATCGACGAACGCGCCCGCTTCGACGAGCGACTCCGCGTCATCCAGGAACTCAATGCGCCGCAGCAGCAGCAATACCAGCCGCCGGCACAGGACGATTACGTCGGCCGCATCGAGGCCAATGACCAGCGAATGGCGCGCATGGAGGCCTATGCCCAGCAGCAATATCAGCAGCAGCAGCAGCAGGCGCAGGTCGCCGCGGTGCGTGACGCGATGCTCAACGACGGCCAGCAATTTGCCGCCAAAACACCCGATTTCGACCGGGCGTTCAACCATTGGAGCCAGAGTCGCGCCGAGGAGTTGAAACAGCTTGGCTTTGCCGCTGATGACATCCCGACGCAACTGCGCAGCGACCAGTGGCAGATCGGCCAGGCGGCATTTCAGCGCGGAGCGAGCCCCGCTGCGGTGTTCTACTCGCTCGCCCAGCAGCGTGGCTATCGCAAGGGCAACGGCAACGGCAACGGTGGGGACGACGGCGGCGATTATGCCGACGAAGCCACGGCCCAAATCAGCCGCATCAGTCGTGGCCAGGCGCGCTCACCAACGCTCTCCGGCAGCGGCGGCAGTGCCGCTCCCAACTCGATGACCGCGCAGATGCTGCTCAACATGAGCAACGAAGAGTTTTCGGCGTGGACGAGCAAGCACCAGCAAGCGACCGATCGCCTCTACGGCAAGGAGATCCTCCCACGGAGGAGATAGAAGGAGTGAATGAGCATGGCTAAAGGCAGCACGTCATACATCAAGGAAGGCAGCGGCACTCCCACCACCGGCACGCCGGGCGGTCGGGCTTTCGGCGGCTACCCCAAGGGGCCGAAGGGTTCCGGCGGCACCGGCGGCGCCTATCAGGGCAAGCAGGTGACCGGCGCGATGACTGCGGCGCATGGCGGCCCCAAGCTCCAGCAAACCAAGTCTGGACGCGGCAAGTAATTCCCGGGTTACCCATGCTCGGGGATCTGGTGGAAG